AAAATATTTTATTAATAAAGTTGCATTTAAACATATAATTCACAAATATAAGTTCAAAAACGATCAGAATAAAAGATAATAGAGACTCTATACACTTGATATACAAAAGTAAATAATGAATCGTGAATCCTATACCTTATTATATGCATAAAGCAATAAAGAGAACATCGCCCACTTGATTCTAATTTTTTCCACACAAAACGCCACATTTAATAAAAAAATTAATTATCTTTGTAGATATTACCAAATAACCAAACATATGAACCAACAATTCTTGAAAGAAATAGAAAAGGGCTCTAAAAGCGCTCTCGTCAAAAAGAGAATTATTACACATTATATATATAATGGCAGTTCTACAATTCCCGATCTTTCAAAAGAGCTGGATTTGAGTGTACCAACCGTCACCAAATTTATTGGCGAAATGTGTGATGACGGATATATTAATGATTATGGAAAATTGGAGACCAGTGGTGGGCGCCATCCGAACCTTTATGGACTTAATCCCGAATCCGGTTACTTTTTAGGTGTAGATATCAAAAGATTTGCAGTCAATATCGGCCTGATAAATTTTAAAGGCGATATGGTAGAACTGAAAATGAACATACCTTATAATTTTGAGAATTCAATTGAGGGAATGAATGAATTATGCAAGCTGATTATCAATTTTATAAAAAAGCTCACCATCAACAAAGAGAAAATCTTAAATATTAATGTAAATGTATCGGGACGCGTGAATCCTGAATCTGGATACAGTTTCAGTCAGTTCAATTTCGAAGAAAGACCATTGGCAGATGTGTTGTCTGAGAAACTGGGCTACAAAGTTACTGTCGATAACGATACGCGGGCTATGACTTATGGAGAGTATATGCAAGGCTGCGTAAAAGGAGAAAAAGATATTATCTTTGTAAACGTAAGTTGGGGATTGGGAATCGGAATTATCATAGATGGCAAGATTTATACAGGTAAATCAGGATTTTCCGGTGAATTCGGTCACATGAGTACTTATGATAATGAAATTATCTGCCACTGCGGCAAAAAAGGGTGCTTAGAAACCGAAGCTTCCGGTTCTGCCCTTCACCGTATCCTTTTAGAACGCATCCGGAACGGAGAAAGCTCTATATTATCAACTAGAATCGCTGCCGAAGAAGATCCCATAACCCTTGATGAGATAATTGCGGCAGTAAACAAAGAAGATCTACTCTGTATCGAGATTGTAGAAGAGATCGGACAGAAGCTAGGAAAACAAATTGCAGGACTGATCAATATTTTTAATCCGGAATTGGTTATTATAGGTGGTACTTTGTCGTTGACTAGTGATTATATAACCCAACCTATAAAGACTGCGGTACGTAAATACTCTCTGAATCTGGTCAACAAGGATTCAGCTATTATCACATCCAAGTTGAAAGATAAGGCTGGTATTGTTGGTGCATGTATGCTGGCACGTAGCAGAATGTTTGAAAGCTAATTAAATTGAAGAACCAGTAAATAAAAAAGGAAGTCTAAATAACTAAATACAAGATAGTTAATAGACTTCCTTTTGAGAGCCGCTAGCCAGACTTGAACTGGCGACCTACGCGTTACGAAGTCCCGTATAGCAGCTCTATTATTATACTGATTACTAATTTATTAAGCACTCTTTTCTAACCTTTTCAAAACACAATCTACTATACAATTGCTATTTTTAAAGTAGAATTGAAATGTTAATAATAAACTCTATAAGTCTTTTGATTGATACGCAATCGCTATCGAGTCGTGAAGATGTCTCGTGATTGTATCTTCTATTACTATATCTACGAAAAACATATCATTAGAACTTTTCTCTATGGTTCCCTTAATTCTTTTATGTTTTATATTCCATAAATATAGAACCTCACTAACATCCACTTTTAAACTATCCTCACTTACTGTATTTTCAAACTCAGGGCTACCATATTGAGCATTAAACAAGTTTTTAACTTCATACAATTTACGTACTGAACTACTATACCCTTCCACATATTCATGAAAGACTACAGCAAAAAGCCTGCTATCATGTGTCATAATTGACACATCGTCAAATTCCACATTTCCTATTTGTTTGTATTTTAATGGAATAACCCATTTAGAAGTGTCTTCCACGGAGATATACCCCAAATTAATCATCTCATCAAGATTCATCCCCCATTTCAAGTCTTTAAATGCTTTAATAGCTTGTTCATCAGTGTATTTATCCACTATGGAATTAATAGGAATGTCCACATTCTTTTTGTTGCTATTACATCCCATTATCGCTAATGCAGCCACCATTAAAAATAAAACCTTTTTCATTGTGCTTTAATATTTAGCTTGTTCTTTAATTCGTTGAATAAATCCGGGTTCTCCATATCGGTCCATTGATACCTTTTGTAGCTATTCCGATCAAAAGATTGCTTCTTTTCATATACAAATAGATAATATTTGTCACACAGGACAATAACAGATGCCTCCAACAATTGAGCGTATGATTTAGCTTGTATGAAAGCATCTTCTATCGCTTGATTATTTTTCATGTGCAACTTTGCTTCTATCAAAACTTTTGCCTTTTCTTCATTTGGCTTGTTATCATAATGCAAAGCGTAATCCGGAAATATCCGATACCCTCTACCCGCTTTTATTCCTAATTCACGAATGAAATCTTTATTTTCATACCAGTCCATAGAATTAAGTAGTCGTTCTAAAAGCAGCTTTTCTACATCTTTTTCTTTTCTAATATCAAGATTTTTAGGCAATGTAGGTGCATACAACTTCGGAAGAATATTAATATCAAATCCTTTCGCTTTTATCATACGAAGCAGTTCTAAATAATCTTCATTACTCATCGGATAACCATTTACTCCTTGAAAATTCTTTCGAACAAGCGGATGTTTGGAAAAGTATTCATCTGCTTGCAGTTCTTTCAGAGCAATGCGAGGAATATCCACTCTATTGCCAATATAAGTATTGCTATAGAAACGAAATAATGGGTCTACAACTCCATTAGTTAATGCGATTTCTACACATGAGATAGCACTAACTGGTAATGTTTCATAATGTACAAGAATATCCCCCCGCTTCGTTTCTTGATTTGACTGCCAGAACTTCATTTCCAATACAAGGTCTTCAGGATACATCAAACCACCAATAAACCAGGCTTGTGCTGGTTGCGGAATATCACCCCTTTCTTTCTCTAGAATATTGAAAGCAAAATCATATAAAAAGGCACATAATTCCGTTGAAGATAATCCATTTTTCTTCCTAAACTCATAAAAGGTTTCACATAATCCCCAATAATACATACATCTTCCCTCATAATCAGTTTTTTTAGGTATACCAGGAAGGTCAATATCAAAAAAATCGGCTATTTGGTTTAACTCAAATATCCGACACAGAAATAGATATGGAAAGAAATATTCAGGTGCAAATTGTGATAGAATGTAAGACATAGGTTGGATGATTTCAAGCATATTTTTGAAATCATTAGCTGGAATCCATTGTCGTCCTTCCACCCTTATACCTAACGTAATAAGTGAAACATACAAGTCTTTTGCTTCATCCAATGAGACGGGATTGTCATACTCTGACACACCGTAACAGTATATATCCTCCAACCAATCATTATATAAATCTTGGGGTATAAAATTGCCATGCGGACAGTATCTTTTAAATAAGTCATACCCTTCTACATCGGAAAAATACTTTATCATTTTTTCTCCGATAGGTGCCTGTTTATACAGATTCCATATATATTGATTGAATTTCATCTTATACCCAGTTCATTACATTGACCACTCCTACCACTATTGCCCAGTCTTGAATTTCACTAGCAGGAAGATCATATGGTATAAAACCCTCTTCTTCATTAAAAGATACACATTTTATATATCCTTCCTTTTCTGAAGGCATTACTTTTTTTATAACCACTCCATCTGGGGTTGCCAAAGCATACACTTCTCCCCACCTTACATGAGATCTACTTTTCCAAATTCTGCATCCTACAATAGAACGTTCAGGAATGCTTCTTTCTGGATATTTTCTATTTATCATACTACGCCCACGCGTTCTCATAGTAAAATCACACCCAGCTAAATCGGGTATAATGTATCTATCGCATTTATTGGCTTCTATCGCTATTTCAAACCCTGAAGGCATTCCGCAAGAAGCAGCTTCCAACTCAAATAAAGGGATAGCATTTTTGTTATCACAATTCAAATGCGGTGTATCCAAAGCGATATTATCGCAATCAAGTTCCACAAAAGGTATAATAATATTCCGCCCAAATCTTTCAACTATACTATTATATAGTTCTTCTGTAAGATTTTTCTTTCCTGTCTCAAGCTCAGACAAATACGATTGAGAAATACCTACTTCTTTTCTAAACGTCTCTTGATTCATTTTCAGAGACTTACGCAGTTTTGCAATATTTAGCCTATTCATATATTGTTAAACATTGTCAATATAGCGATATTTTATTGCGATAAATAGCGATATATTGCGATAATATAGTATATTTGCATCATCAAACAGTGATAACCTAATCACTTTTGCAAAGAAAGACATTTTTAAGGTCATATACAATAGTATAAACATATTAAAATACACGATTATGAGCACGAATTTTAAAAATCAAATGAAAGAAGTCATGAGTCTCGCATGGTCTTTTGTGAAAAGAAACGGTTTTTCAATGAGCGAAGCACTGAAATGCGCATGGACTAATTTAAAGCTGAAAACGGCTTTAAAAGTGAAGATAGTAGAGTTTTACTTCAAAAAGACCGATGGCACGCTACGCCAAGCCTTTGGTACTCTCAAAGAGAATCTTATCGGTGAGGTAAAAGGTACAGGCAGAAAGCCGAATGACAATCTGCAAGTGTACTGGGACACAGAGAAAGAAGAATACAGATGTTTTAAGAAGTGTAATCTTATCAAAATTGCATGATTATGACACGTTACGAGATTGAACAAGGCTTAGATGCCTTATACAGAGACCTGGACAATGTTCAGAATATGGATGAAGAAACAGCCCGCAGAGTTTACAATGTAGATTGCAAGGCTGACTTCATAGAAGTTATCGAAGAAGAGATTGATACCTATGAAGCTATCCTTTCAGGACCGGACACAGACGAAGATAACGACATGGATTATGATGCCCTCTGTCTGATTCAAGGTTTAAGCAGATACGCATAACACCCCTACCCTGCTGACGGATTGAACGGCAGCCGATAGCGAGAATCGGGCAGGGTTCTATTGATTAGTTCTTTGACATGATGGAAAAATAGAGGTTGCAAGTAATCCTCTGCTGAAAACGGACTACGTGAATAGGCTTAACTTGACAACGATATAATGCTGTGGTAATGGTCAAACCGTATCGTTGTAAAAATAAACAGTTAGACTTTGGTCGGCAAATCATGGTATTTGCTTTATGATATAAACATCTTGGAATAGACATCCCGCACCGATAGCGAAATAATGGAGTAGCCTACACTTACGTAGGGGTTATGAAAACGCACCGGATAGCTTTAAAATGGCTGTAATGCTTGCAGTAGAATAAGCACTGAATAATTATTGAGAAAACGAATATAGGCGTTTTCTATTTAAAGTTACTTTCAGCACTGAAAATCGTCCTCACAGTAGTGAGTACGAGCGTTGGGCACGCTTATCACTGAAAGGTCTATATAGCTCTGCACGGTCACGAACCTACCCTTTGATGCGGATGCAGAGCACAAATTTTAAATTATACGATTATGTCACATTATTATTCAAAAGTAGATGCAGATAGTTTATTATCGCTAGTAAATGCATCTGATTGCGTAGAGCATTTCGGTATATCTGGTTTGGTTTCTGAAATGGACGAAACAGAAGTTTTAAAACAGGTAAGCGAAGATACCATAATTAGTTATCTCGAAGATAAGGGTTTTAAAGTAGAAAAGGAGGACTAAGATGAAGTTAATCCAGTTGATTTTATCCATACTTTTAGCCTTATGCGCTATAATTATGTTTTATGGGGCAATCACAACCCACAGCCCAATAAGAGCCATCTCTGTTATTATCATGGGGGTTATATGTATTGGTTGTTTTGTTTTTGTCAGAATCACCTACACAGAATTACGTGAATAACAGAAATCCGCAAAAAGGTAGACCGATAATCCGGCATAAGGTTCCTGCAATAAACCAGTACTGTGAGTAAGGGAAACCAGCCGGGCGGATTCTGAAAAATATAGTAGTTTTTGTCGTGTTTTATTTTGTGTTTGTACTGGGTGTGCCGTCTGTGAAGATAGTGCACCTTTCTTATATGGATGGTTAGCTTATCGGTTAGAGCTTTGTATTGCGCAATCAATTATCACGATTGAGAGAGGTTCGATTCCTCTACCATCCACCAATCATTAATTTAATTTTTAATCTTATGGCAACAATCAGAGAAACGATTTTAAAAGTAAAACCGGGCGAACCGAAGATTATCCCGCTATCAGAAGTTGATGTTACAGGCTACAGACAGCAAGCCCATGTAATTAGCAAAGAATTGAGAGACAAAGGCGTTGTTGTTCCAGACGGCAAGCCGGCATACACAATCTCTAAAAACAAGTACACCGGATCAATGTATATTATAAATAATATGCAGAAATAGTATCTAATCTTACACGATTATGGATAGAGTATTTACAGAACTGTCTGATAGAGAAAATGAAATCGCTCAATTGTATGGTGGTGGGTTAGAGGTAAAGGAGGTCGCTAATCTTCTTTTTCGTTCCTCTGCCACTATTAGAAATCATATGCAGAGCATATATGAAAAGCTACAGGTAAGAAACAGAAGTGAGTTATCCATTAAAATGATGGAAAGACTTAATCGTGTTAAGTTCACCTTAGACTTATCACCAATAGTTAGGGCTTCTGTTTCCTTTTTCTATTATGTGTATTCTCACTATCGCTTTACCACGAACAAAGCGAGATGAGAAGAGGAAGAGAAGCGAAAGTTGAACGAATTGAAAGAATAAGGAGGTCAGAATGAATGCGAAAACTAAGCTGAACACTCTCTATCGAATAGGTAGCAGAGTTTCTCTCAATAAAGAACAAGCAAAAGAGTTTGTAGGCGGTCGTTACAGACTTGAAAAGTTGATAGCGGAGAAGAAAATACGGGCAGAAAAGACCGGAGCCACAAAAATGTCTCCATACGCTATCAATGCCTGCGATGTGCTTCTTTATGCTATTGATTCTAAAGAACAAAGAATATAATTAACCCTTTAAATTTTACGATTATGAGTCTTATCAAAAAAAGTAATGAATTAGTAATCCCTACCACAGTAAAAATGATGATTTACGGTCAAGCCGGTATGGGAAAGAGTACGGTAGCATTGAGTGCTCCGAAACCTTTGTTATTGGATTTCGATAACGGGGTGAAACGTATGAATATGGCGCATCTGGAAAACATAGATACCGTACAGGTCACTTCATGGAATGATGTTCAACAGGTCTTGCAGGAAGATTTGTCTGCTTATCAGACCATTGTAGTTGACACTATCGGTAAGATGATGGATTTCATCATTACTTATAAATGTGGCAGCCGCCAACCGTCTATCAGGGATTGGAGCGGTATTAATGCAGAGTTTTCATGGATGACAAGAACGCTCTCAAACTTGAACAAACACATCATTTTCGTTGCCCATAGGGACACACGGAAAGAGGGCGATGATACGGTGTTCATTCCTGCTTTACGTGAAAAATCCTACAACTCCATCGTTACCGAACTGGATTTGCTCGGCTATCTTGAAATGAAAAGTGAAAGAGGCGTTCAAAGACGCACTATAACTTTTGACCCGACTTCAAGAAATGACGGTAAGAATACCTGCAATCTTCCTTCAGTAATGGAGGTTCCTACCATCCTTGACAAGAATGGTAATCCGACTGCCAAAAACGACTTTATCACTACCAAGATAATCAATTCGTATTTGGGTATGCTTGCATCCAAGAAAGCGGCACAGGAAAAGTATGATAAAGTTATTGAAGAGATAAAAGAACAGATCGAACTTATTACGGATGCGGAATCTGCCAATAATTTTAT